GATATTTTATGTGCGTTCAAAAAAACGGACAAGTAAGACCCGCACTCAGTGTTGCCTCGACTGCTTACAAGCGCTCGACATTTCAAAATTTCCGCCGTGAAATAGACAATTACATGCCTACTTTGCCCCGTTTAAGCCGTCAACAGGTGGTTGACCGCTATTCCGGCCGTAAACATGTAATCTATGAAGCGGCGATGCTCTCATTGCAGAGGAAATGTCTCGAGAAAAGTGATGCAAAACTCACTACGTTTGTTAAGTTCGAGAAGCAGGATACTGGCAAGGCCCCACGCGTTATTAATCCGCGTACGGCCCGCTACAATCTTTGCCTAGGAAGGTACCTAAAGCACGCGGAGAAGCCATTCTTCAAAGCGATTAATCGTGCATTTGGTGCCCATACCCCTAAAACAGTCATTAAAGGAGTTAATGCTGACACTGCCGCTAAGATCCTTCGCGCGAAATGGGACCGGTTTAAAAATCCGGTTGCCGTTGGCAAGGATGCCGAGAAATTCGATATGCACGTTGCACTGGAGACGCTTCAGTACGAGCATTCGTTCTACAAAGACTTGTTCCCTGGTTGCAAGGAATTGAAGAAGTTACTTTCTTGGCAGTTGCATAACGCTGGCTGCGCATATTCCGCCGATGGTTCGGTGAAATTTCAAATGCGTGGTACCCGATGTTCGGGCGATCTGAACACATCGTTGGGCAATTGCCTGATTATGTGTGGGTTGATCTGGTGTTATGCTAAGGAGCGAGGTGTCGACATAGAATTAGCCAACAATGGCGATGACTGCGTGGTGTTTATGGAAGCATGTGACCTTGAACGGTACATGAAAGGGTTTGACGGCTGGTTCCGTCGACAAGGTTTCTCAATTGTTGCAGAAACGCCCGTTTATGAGTTTGAGGAGGTAGAGTTCTGCCAAACACATCCAGTACAATTATCCACGGGATGGCGTATGATGCGCAACCATACGGCGGTCCTCAAAAAGGACCCGATGTGCCTGATA